TGTGCCACCAATGTCGCCATCAGTATTTGCAGTAGCAGAATTTTGAGCAGTAATATCAAAACTATCTAAAGTTATATTAGAAATAGTTGTGTATGTTCCATTAATATCTGTATGTGCGATACCATTGTGTGTACCATTAGGAACACCAGCAATTGTAACCACAGAATTTGTATCGTGTAAGTTATGATTTTTAAAGAATACTCTAATTACACCAGAACCATTTGTTGTTCTTAAACCATTTTGTTTTAATGTTTGTGCTGGTAATTCTTTACTACCTAAATGAACCGTACCTACTACATTATTAAACTCACATCTTTTCATAACGAATTTCATATCTTCGTTTTGTTCAGCAGTCCAAGTAGAACCGTTTTGAGATTTAAATAATACACCAGCGTATGGTTGTTTAGATATTGTTCTATTAGAACCTAAATTAGTTTCTCCTAATCTACCTACATACATATTATATTCGTTTGAGTTAGATAACACCGTTAATGCGTATTCAACTTTATCTTGTATGTAAACAGGCGATGGGAATGTAAATGTTGTTTTTACTGAACCATCAGTACTTGTATTTACAGCAGATGGATTTATTGTAACCTCACCAAATGGTAATATTTTACTTCCAGGATAACCATTGACCGTATTTCTAACTTGTATAGTTATTGGTATAGAAGAATCTTTTGTTGAGAAATATAAATCTACAGAAGATAAGAAAACACCACCTTGTTCATCTGTCATAAATGTTTGAGATAGTGGGTCTGTCCAACCTATAATTTGAGTACCTTGTCTTGTACTTGTTTGTAAGATTGTTTGTGAATCTGTAACCGTTTGTTGTACACCTCTAAACTCTCTTGTAGAAACAATTGTATCTCTAACGGTATTTAATAATCCTCTTGCGATATATTCAGCATTAGCCGCAGTAGCAACAGCAGCTGCGTCCGAAGAGTTTGTTGAAGAAGAAGTTAATCTAAATGTTCTTTCTCCAGTTCTCCATCTAGGATTAGTTTCTATTTTTGGATCCGGTATAGTAAATGTTCCTGATACAGAACCATTGTCATCTGTAATTAAGTTACCACCTAATGCACCACCTGTTGGTGTAATGTATTGAGCAATACTTACATTGTCAAAGAATGGAAATACTCTTGTATTTGGTTTTAATCTTGTTGCAACAAATTCAACATCACGGCTTCTGATAAATGGTACGAAAGCAACTGATACAACTCTATCACCCATAGAAGTTCTAACCGTTTGTGGAACAGCAGTAGTTGTAATACCTGTTCTACTTTGGTTAACTTGGTTAATACTTGTAATTTCAGTTCTTCTTACAATTGCACGACCACTTCTAAATGTTCCACCAGTACCTGTAACCGTTGAAGTTAACGGAGCACCAGTCCAGTTAGTTTGCCATTCGTTCCAAACCGTACCAAGTGAAATCTCATCTTGGTCTGTAATACCTGTTTGTCTTTGTAATTGATCCCAAGCACCTGTATCAGAATTTACAACTAAATCAGGAGTTCTTTGTGTTTCTCTCCATTCATCACTTGAAGGTGTTAAATCAATTGTACCCATCCAACTGAAAATTGCAAATGGGTTAACATTAATTGCTTTTGAAGCAAAAGGTTGATTAATTAAATCTTTTTCTGTATATGGTAATGTTAATAAATCACCAGTCTTCTGATAGTTTGCAGCTGCTCTATCAGTATCAACAAGTGTTGTACCATCTTCGTCAATCTCTTCTAGTTTTACAGCGTCTTGGTTGAATAAAGGTCTTAACTCACCTCTTGCATAGTCAATAGAACATCTGTATGAACCATTGGTTACTTCACCGATACCGTGACCGTTAAAGTTATCTACTACGAAACCATTTTTAAATCTATCAAAACCATCAGCGTCTTGTATTTGTAAAGATTGAGCGGCACTTTCTAATAGAGACAATTGAGTGTAATATTCTATTCTATCAATTTTCTTATCAATAGCACCAATATCTCTCATTGTGTATCTTCTATTTTCTACCGTCTCATACGATACATTATCTGGAGATAATGTGTATGGTGGTAAAGAAATAGTGTAAAGGTGCATTGCGTTATCAATAGAACCAGGTTCTTGTGGTATACTATCTTCAGCACCTTTAAGTACTTCAAAAGTACCTTCTTTGTTTAAGAATAATTTGTCTACTCTTCCTTTATAAAATTCGTGGTCTGTGGTTACATTTGTTTTAAATTTAACAACATCAACCGTTGAAGCACCAGTGCCATCAAAACTTCTATCGTTGCCACCAGAGTTAATTGTACTTGCGTCATCTACTCGTGGTCTAAAATCTAGTGTATCTCTTAACTCATAAGTTTGACCTGTAGTATCAGAAGTGTAATTAGGTATTTGTTCGTAATTAATAATACCTGAATAACTATCTACACTAAAGAAGTCGCCAGTACCGTGTGTGAAATAGTTAAATGTAATTAATAGTTGTCCAGTTGGTGCAATAGTATTTTGTTTTCTTACAATTCTACCAATGTCATAGAAGTTATCTCTTTGACCATTGTCTAATGTAAATCTATCTGTAATATCAGTATCAGAAGAAGTTGGTGTTGTACTAAAGTCAGCAGCCATCTTAACAGATACTAATTGGTAAATATCTGCTTTACCTAATGCGATATGATTTGCAGTTGCTTCACCTTGTGTTGTAATTGTAACCGCTTCATTTGATTGTAATGATTTTGATTTTTCGTTTTGTGCAGATTTAGATATAGTCGCAATAATTTTTACTTCGTGTCCTTGATGATTAGCACCAAAGTCTAAAGTTAGTGAACGACCTACTGGAGAACCACCTAAAGTAAAACAAGTATCGCCTTCGTGTTGATTACCTGTAGTTGTTAGTTTTTCTCCGACAGCACCAGCAGAAGATGAACCACCTGCTGACATAATTGTTACCGAATAATCTGATTCTGATTGAGCGACAAAAGTTTCACCTGTGTTTGCAGTAATCGTAATATCACCAGTTGAAGATAAAGAACCTACAAAAGTTTTTCTTACGATAAATGAAGTATCTGAAATACCAGAGTTTGCTTCTGTCTTTAATGTTTTAACCGTGTCATATGGTAAACTGAATAATGAAATATTTTTACTTGCGTCTTGTAATTTTGCTCTTCTTCTTACAATCAATGAGTTTGATACAGCAGTTGTTGAGATTGCACTATCAAGTCTAATTGAAGATGAAGTTAAAATGTTGATAACCGTTCTAGTTAAAATAGTACCAGCTGTTGTTGCAAACTGAACACTATCTCCTATTTTTAATTCTGTTAAGAATTGAGTATTGAAACCGGTTACATCTGCTGATGAAGCACTAATAGAAATATTACCAGATAATTGAGTATTGTCTCCATATGTTGCAGTTAAATCAGCTTGAGAAGTATATACTGGACTTCCTGCCATTGTTAATTCTTTTACATCACTTGAACCGTAATGTGTGAAACCGTGATTACCAAATACATTTGCTTTTACAACAGCAGTATTTGATGAAGTGCCACCTGTTATTGTTTCTCCTACAATAAACTCTCCTTGTACACCAGATAATACTACGACTGAACAAGAAGCAGTTCCGCCAGCACCAGCACCTGCGTGAGCAGAACCATCAACACCAACACCGTCAGCGTCATATAATTCAAATTCTCTTTTTGCAACACCACCAACAAGTTGTCTTACATAATATACATTGTCATTTAATTCTGTTTGAGTTGCGACACCTGTTATCGTAATTGCGTCACCATCATTTATTTCTAAATCAGCAGTCATTGTAATTACAACAGGATTTGCAGCTGTAGATGAAGTGATTGCAGAAGTTGTATTTGTTGATACACTTTCTTTTGTACCAGTTGCACCTGAAGTACTACCAGTTATTAATTCACCATCTGTAAATGTTTGATTAGTTGGTATCTTAATATGACTAAACATTTCCATATCAAATAGATAATGTTTAAATATATTTTGAGAAGATGGTGCTAAGTTTGAAGCACTACCTATACCAGAACCTGTTGTTGCGTTAAATTCATAACCTTTAGATTTTGCTCTACCTATGTCTAATACTTTGTTGTTTACATTTGTTGAGATATTACCAGCAACATAACTTGAATTAGCAAGTTTTAATTGTAATGATTTAAATGCTTCCGACTTACCGGTTACAAAGTTAACATCTGGAGCGTTATATGCGTTAGATACATTCATAAAGTTTCCAACATCAAAGATAGTATTGAAACCATTTTCAGTTCCTGTACTTCTTGGTTTGTCAACTTCTACAAAAGTTGTACCTACTTTATCAATTTCATATCCTTTAACATATGCTTTACCTGGAGATAATCCTAATGCAAGTTTAGTAGCGTCACCACCATTTGCAGAAGTAAAGATACCTCTATTATTATTACCATCATCTAAATGTTCTCTAATATCTAAATCAAAAGGTCTGATTGTATAGTCACCACTTTCGTCAGCAGTTCTTCTAGCAAGTGTATCTTCTAATATAGAATATTCTGTAGTTCTAACTCTATTTTGTAATCTACCATCTTGTAATCTCATTAACTCAACAAAGTTTGAGTCTTCTATAGATGAAGTTGATAGTTTAGATAGTGTTAATGCAATTTTAAATCTGTGAGCACCAGGTGCGTTTGCGTTTGACGAACCGGCAGCGTTATCTACTAGAGAAGTATCTAGGTTAGGTGTAATAAAACTTTCTGTAATTGTTAAACCTACTCTATAAGAAGGTGTGTTTGTATATTTGTCTAATACAATTGTTTGTTCAGGAACATTAACAGCATAACCATTAATGTAATAAGTACCAGCTGCAACCGCAGCCGCAGAACCAGTTTCAGCAGACTGAACAACACCAGTTAAATTACCTAGTGTTGGGTGTACACCTAAAACCGTTTCAGGTGCTACAAAGTCTGGTGTTTGAGTACTAGTACCAGTTCTTGTATACTTAACATATAGAGTTGCAGGATCCGTTGAAGTTGCAACATCTGTATTGATAACTTTTGCTTTTACACCAGAAGTTTGTCCTGTCATTTCTAGTCCAACAAATTGTGATAAATCTGTAGTACCAGCAAAAGAAGTAAGTTTGATTGCGTAATATTCCAAGTCAAAAGTAATCTCACCAGGAATCATTTGGGCACCAGATTCAAAAATATGGTTACCCATTTTTTCAAATTGGTTCTGTAGTATCGTTTGTGATTGAGTTAACTCTCTAGCCTGTACAGCAAATGCTGGTCTAAAAAGAATTCTATGGAAGCTTTTATCTTCCGAGAAGTCATCAAAGTACGGCGAGAGGTTAAAGTCAGTTGGACTTGGCATTTATTTTCCTCTTTAAAATTCTATGATTAACTTAACATTCTCCGTTTGGTCAGCACTTCTATTAACAGGTGCTCTGTTCTCAATGTACATTACATCGCCAGAGTCAGCGTCAATTTCAGAAGTTGAATAACCAGAAACTAAAGAAACATTGTTAACCGTTTCAGTATTACCTGTAGGTGTTCCAGTTGCACTAGAAGTTGAACCTGTGATTACATTTGTACCACTAAATAAAGTTCCGTCTCCACTTGCGTCAACACCTTCATCATTATATCTTGTTTGTGTGTAAAATAAGATATTATTTGCAGTATCAAATTCTACTACTTTACCAACAGCACCTGTGTTTGTTTGAGTAATTACTTCGTCTGATTGAAAAGTACCAGCACCTGAATTTAATCTAACAGCTTTAGTTGCTCTTAATGTTGCTGTCGTTGCAGCCG